TGAAACTGCCAATAGATTTCGTAATATGTTAGTGATTTTTTAGAGAAGCAGTATTGGATAATTTCTCTACTGAATTCTTCAGCTTTACCTTCCTTTACTTGTTCTTTAATCCAATCGTTTGAAGAATAGTATTTTTCCCAATCCGAAGATTTAGTTACTATCCTTTTTCTTTTCTGTCCTTTAAGTGGTGCTAATCTTCTAGTTGATGTAAGTGATTTCTTACCTATATAGTATCGACATGTTGGAGTGTGAATTATTTTATATACGAATCCCACCGCACCAATAGGTACGTGTTCTTCCGTAACAATATTTCCCTCATATAACCAACTCATTTTATTTCTTTTTGAATGTATCTGAATATAATTTACTATTCAATACACCACCTCTGGCTTTTTTTAGTTTAGCTTCATCAGTTGCTAAATTCAAACCACCATCCGGTTCAATTTGTGTTTTATCTTTTCCTTTAAGATTAGCAGTGCTAGTCTTTGGGGCAGATTTTTCGTACATTTCTATAATTGATGCCATTTTATTTTTCTTTATTATAAATATAAACTAAAACTCTTTTAAGTATCAAAACGAATAATAAAGTTTACCGGGTAATCTGGTAGTGACTTTATTGGTTGTGGTAACTTTGCAACTGCCACCATATCCAAATCCTCATCATATAAACCAATCGTAGTTATATATGGTGCTAGATATGAACCTGTTAAATCAGTAGCTGCCATTTCATCATAATCTGCAAAACCTGCTTTAATAGTTGGGTTTATTGAGGATGGTATTCTAAAATCTAAAGATGAACTACCATCATTTGCTATATATTTATTTTTTACATATTTTATACCCGGTGAGTATATTGTTTTATTAAATTTAGTAGTTCCATAAATATCATATGGACTTGTTACTGAAATTATTTTTACATTTGCACCATCTTCATAATAAGCAGATGGGTTTTGTGAGTAATTATATTCATTTTCTAATACTGATATAAATACTTCGTTTTCGTATATGGTTTTTGTAGAACGAAAATCTAATCTAAATGTATTAAAGTTTGAACCAGATGTAATATCTTTTGTTACTACTACTAACCCTAAATCATAAAATATATTACCTTTAATATTACTGCCAGAATCAATTAGATTTGAATGTTTATCATCGGTGTAAGTTCTACCAGTATCATCATCTAACAAAGTAACACTACCAATTTTTATACCTTCTCCATATTGTGATTGAGCGATTGGGAATACTACAATTTCATCTTCAATCATTCTTTCATCGGTTGAAGCATATGATTTTCTTAAACCAACTTCCGTAATAATTGATGCAGTTGCTGGATTGTTATAGAATTGAGCTTTAGTAGAATCGTAAACTAATCTTTTATAAAATCCACCACTTTTTTCAGCAGTATCGGCATCAAACAAAGAATTATTTACATTTATTCCAAATATTGGTTGAATATCATTTTCATCCAACGTCCACTCTTTATAAACGCGTATTGGTCTTACTATAATATCCGATTTTGGTATTTCCTTATACATCTAATTGATTACTTTTATATAAATATGAATAAAACAAAAAACCCCCAACGAATTGGGGGTTCTCATTCTATACGTTCATTCTAATTAGAATGATAATTTAACTTTAATTAAAACTTCCTTATCAAATGATTTTGCAATTGGTTGAGATGTTTTAGCAATTGCTAACACCTCGTTTGCATCACTTAATAAACCTACTGTTGTAATGTAAGTGTATGGGTCAGTTTTGAATGTAGTTTCAACAAATGTTCCATCTGCATTTACATACGTTGGGTTGTTAGAGTAGTTAAACTCTCTATTTGTTGCTCTTACAAAGAAGTGTTGTGTAGAAACGTTTTCAGTTCTTCTTGCTTCAAATCCATATTGTCCAGCAAAACCAGCAGAAACATTTCCTCCAGCTCTAATTGCGTGATATAATCTTTTGTGATTATATTGTTCAGTTGCAGTATTAAAACTACCACTTAAATTGCCAACTAAGTTCCAATTGTTATCATAAATGTTTCCAACAATATTTCCTAACGCAGTTGGATTTAATACAATAATACCTCTATCAGGATAAAATAAACCAAATCCTTCGCCAGATGTTACATCAGTTGTAGTGTTTACAGTTGCTTCATTTTCAGTTCCTAAGTTTAATGAACCTGAAACTACTTTAAATACGCGCCCACTTAAACCATTTTCATCACTAAATTTCTTACCACTATTATCAATGAATGTAAACATACCATTAGAACCAGATAAAGATAATGACCAGTTACCCGCATCCATTTTTTCTCTATATCTACTTCTACTTAAATTGATAACATAAATACCATTTGAATCAGTTGAAACACCCGCACTATTTACAAATGAAAACTTAATATCGGTTGGGTCTAATAACATCGAACGATATTGCGCGTAAGTTGCTTTAGATGCCAACAATGAATTATCATCGTTTGCTAATGTAATTGAACCACTACCATTTACATGTCCATATGCTACTGCAAATTGAACTTCCGCAGATGAATCTGTTTGTGGGTTTTTATCATAAACATTGTAATAATATTGTCCGCTTGTTTGAGCAGTTTGTGTTGATGATGAATAAATTAAATTTAATGAACCAGAATCACCACTCCATAAGCCAGTTGTTACTACTTCTATTTTTGCATTTACTTTATCAAATTCACCAAATCTTTTATATACTCCAGTTGTAACTCCAAATCCATCTGATACTTGTTGACCAGCCGGTAATACCGAGTTTAATAAGTTTACAATTTGAGTAGTATCCAGTGTACCAGTTCCCGCCAAATCTCTAATTTGTCTGGTTATATTAGGGTCATTTATTAGTGCCATATCTCTCTACTATTATACTTTTTGTTTGTATGTTATGTTTACAGGAATTGTTTCCGAACCACCTGTCTCATTTCCATAAACTGTCAATGTTGTTGCAATATCGATAGTTAAGTTAGGATTTGGTGTAAATCTAAATTCCATACCACTTACTACTTGCGCAGTAGTTGTGATTTCATCTCCTAAGAAAACTGGAATAGTTCCTGCCCCAGATGAACCCATTGTTACTACTATTGTACCTGCTCTTTGGTCTGCCAATACAACAGTATATCCACCAGTTGAGTTTCCACCTGCTGGAGAAGTTGTTGGAGTTAAACCAACACCACCTTCAGATTGATTTGCAGTGATTGATGTTATACCAAATTTAACGGTTGGTATTTGGGTTGTTCCTTTTGGAAGAGTAACTAATTTGTATCTTAATACTTGAGTCTCATCAGGAGATGCTTCCGTTACCGGAATTGCTCTGATAGCAGAATCGTAGTATGCCGAACCTTTCGGATGTGCCGGCTCATATAGTGTGTAATCAATTTCATCATCTGCTAAAGCGAACTTTGAGATGTTTAGAGATTGACCGGATGCTAATTTTTGTCTACCTTTTTTGGTTAAAATTGCATCTACTGTTATTTCTGTATTATCTAAATATGCCATTTTGTATGCGTTTATTCTATATTGTATAAATATAACTTATTTTTATTTTCAATTTACTCCACAATAAGTATTGGTTCACCACTTCCTCTACCAGTCTTAGCAACACGTAGGATGTTAGGATTAGTAGTAAAGATTTCAACTGGGTCTAAACCATCCGGCGTTGAACCAGATGTTTGTGTTGAACCTTTCCAATACGAACGTTGTAACCCTTCTGATAAATTATTTACAAACTTATAGTGTGTTGAGAAATAACCATCAAGCGCAGTTACACCAACAATATCATTTCCAATTTTAACACTACCACTAAATGGTAATGTTGTAACTTTATATCTATAATTTATTTTATCTATATCTGCATATAATACTTGCTCACCCGGCATCGCACCATTTGTAGGATATCCTGCAACTTGAGTAGAAACTACTGTCTTATATTGTTCTTTGACTAAATAAATATTTTTTCTACTACCGGTCAATTCGTTTCTATCATACAAACCATTAAATGTTCTTACCATACCAACTCCACGTTTTGCATATAATCCAAATCCAGCATTAGCAATTGAATTAGGGTCAAACCCTATTAATTGAGATGAAAATGCATCTACTTCTGCAGTAATGTTTGCACCCAAATTACAATCAATATTGATTGAACCAGTTTGTGGATATGTTGGATATGTTGGTTCTAATATATATGTTTCAGTTGTATTTATTTCCGAATCATATGATGGGCTTGCACCTTCTAAAATATATGTATCGGCAGTATCAATATTAGCATCATAGTTTGGTAAATTAACATCAAGTGTAACATCTTCAATTGCCAATAGGTATGCATCTTTTACATCGTAAGTAGATTCTACTTTATTGTTATCATTGATATCTATTAAACTATCATAATCATTTTTTTCCGATTGAGGTTTATTCCAACGAGTTTTACTTCTTTCTAAATAATGTGGTTCAATCAATAAACCTTTAGATACCTTTGCTCTAGCTGGCGCTAAATCTCCTAATACATCAAATAAAGATTTATCAATATATCTTACCAACTGAATATATTCGTAGATGTTTCTATTTAATCTTTGGAAATAATATGTTCTTAAATTAGCTAACTCCGTATAATTTTCTTTGTAATCATCGGATGGGTCACCAATATAGTTATCAATATTAAAATCACCAAACGCTTTTACAATGTCCATATTCAACTCCTTAATTGGAGATAGGAATATACCCAATCTATTTGAATCTATTGGTGCTCTATCAAATGATTTTTTGGTTGCTCTAGCTTTGTAAGATAAATCACCAATCATTTCTTGCTCCTCAAAACGAATCTTATTAGAGTAGTTAAATCCTAATGATGGGACAGTTGCAGTAACTGTTCTATCATATGGTGTATATTGGTATGGATAAGAAGAAGCAGAATACATACCACTCGCCGTAGCGTATGAACCAACTCCATCGTATGTTGTATTTAATGCAACGTTTTTAATGTATGGGTCTAATATTCTATTCTTCGGATATTCAAAATCCAAACGGAACATTAAATTAGCAGTTGATGCAGTATATGAATTTCCATTTATTGCATCTGGGTGTAATGTATGGTTTTCAAATTTAGATGGTTGTAATGGAACACTCCATAAACGAAACTCATCTAAATCACCGGTAAAGTTATTACCAATTTTCAAATCAGAACCACTTAACCAAGGGGATACTGATGTTAGTAGTGACATACTTACATTTGTAACAATTCTACTGCCATCGGATGTCTTTAATAAAATTTCATATAATCCAGCATCTCCACCTAAACTATATTTGTTAATTAAGATATTACTATAATATTCAGTTGATAATGGAAAATCTCCACTACTAGTCACAGTATCAGGTCCTAATACATATGTTATTGATGATGTAATATATGGTGTACCAGCTCCACTTGTTGCAAAGTATGGTGCAGATACATTATTTCCCAAATTCAATTGTAGTTTAGCAAATGAACCGGTTGTTTGAATTATATCTAACTTAAAATCACTACCTGAAATAATTGTTACATCTTTTACAATATCCGGTCTTATTCTAACTTCAATTGATTGTGGTTTTGTTGATGTATATGGTACATTATTCCACGGAACTATGATTGTAGAATCTTCTTCTAAATGTATAGCCGCCGTTCTATCATCAAATGTAAATTTAGTACTACCTTCTTTTGTTGGGTCTTGTGGTCCTCCAAATTCAAATATACTTAACATTGATTGTGGAACACCATAGCAAGACATAACTGCCTTCATTGCTCTACCAGTACCTTTATGTTTTAATAGATATGGTAAGTTGTTTAAGATTCTTCTCCAAACTTGATTGTTGGCTTCTTCCAATGGCATGCCGTATTTTTGGAAACCATTTTGATAAGTTCCAAATGCATACTCCCAAAGGAATTGTGAATTGAATGCACGCTTACCTTCCCAACCCATAGATTCCAATAAGTTATAAACCATATTGTTTGCAAACCCATTACTTTGTTTTTCTTCTAATACTTTTAATTTAGTCAAACCATTAATGTAACACCAAACTATATCAAAGTGTTGACCAATCATATCTAAAAACGTTATGAATTGTCCGTTATTATAATCTTCAACAATATGTTCTGGTAAATTGTTTACTAAATAATTTACATTATCTTTATCATACAACGCAGATACATCAACCAAATGTTCATACCAAGCAACAACTTCAGATTCATTTACTGATTTTAATACATACGTTGGTAATCCTGTAATTGGGTTTGATATTGCTTCTTTTGGATATGCTAAAAAATCCAATGATGTATATAAAAATTTCTCATATCCATCAAATCCTCTAATTATACCATTTATAGTATCAAACAACTTTTTACCCTCTAACGCTTCACTTTGTCCTCTGAATACTTGAACTTCATAATTTATATCAAATAAATCTTCGGTTTGAAGTTGCAATCCCTCAACAGTAAGCAATGCACCCGCATCAAAACTAGCGGCCGTTAGTACGTTGTATTTATCTTTATATGTTTCAAGCAATTCTACTTTATAAAAGAAATTCTTTATCCTTTCTTCGGCAGAACCAAAGTTTACAAAGTTTGTAAATACATACTCCGAACCACTTGCATATTGGATATTTAATTTAGAAGTATCTATACCAGTACTTTCTAAATATTTGTTTACTATATCCGTAGATGTTACCGAACCACTTGCAATTAATTCATCAAATACCTTATATCCAGTTCCATTATCTGCTACTAATGAAAAATTTGGCCCTTTTAATGGTGGACAATATTCATCAACAGCACTACTTAATGTAATGGTTTCAATTATTGGATTTGATTGTAACTTTGAAATCCAAACTTTTTGGTTTGTTTGAATAGATGTTGGTAATGGTTCGTATAATTTTAATATCAATGAATCTTCACTACCTACCCAAGTTGTAATTACTTTATTATCACCATTTCCAAAGTGTAATAAGTGAGTTAAATATTTTGAAGTTTCTTGTTCAAATATAGTATCATCAAATTGTGCAAGAAATCCTTCTGCAATACGATTCATTGCAACTGGTCTAGGTATTTCTAAATCACCTTTATCAAATAGTATTTGAATGGATTCCCTCTTACCAACTACAATCTCTCTACCGCTTGTGTTATATGGTTCTAACTCTAAATCAATATAGATTTTATCCGCGTCTTCTTTTAGTTGTGTACCATCTAAATTTAATATGGTTGCAACGTTTAATCTAACTATACCCGATTTTGTACCTCTAATAAATGATGGAGAACCTTTTTTATAAATTTTAACATAATCGGTATTAACTGATGTATAGCTAATTGAAAAATTTACATCCGTACCAACATAATCCGGTCCTCTTAATAACGATGGATATGAAATATTTCTTAAATCGGGTACACCAATATAATCGTCTTGAATTGCATTTACAGTAATCTCAATTGGCTCCCCGTCACCATCACCATTGCGAGGAATCATTCGAACTCTATATTGCCCTGCCGATGGAAATGCTCTATCCGGTATTAACAATGCATATTCCGAAGTTGGACCTAAATCACTATATGGAAATTTTTCGTTATTTACATAAACATTGACAGTATTAACTTCACCAAATTTTCTAATACCAACTGCAATACCACTATTTGCATTTATATTATATGTTCTTAAAACTTCACCGGTTGTTAATCCAATACCCGGTAAGTTTAATGATTGTGGTGAAAAGTTTTCAGATTTTATAGTTGCTGCATATCTACCATTTAATGTAATGGTAGTACCAATACTTTCAGTTATATCTTTTGCTTTTACTGATTTGTTTTCTTTAGATGATGCAATGTTAATTTCAGATACACGATATAAACTAGCATCACTAGAAGCAATACTAAATTTACTTCCTAAATTAGCAATAATTTGATTTAATCCCCTTTGTAATGGTATTTTTTCACTACCATCTTTAATAACAGTTACCGAATTGTTTGGTCCATCTAAACTTAATAGAAACGTATCACTAGTTTCTGCTTCAATAGGAGTAATTGCACCATCTCTTTTTAATTCAAATGATAATTCTCTAGTTAAAGTGTTTACGTTAGTATATGGTTTTCTACTACCATTTTCAAATTTTCTTACAATTAAAACATATGGTGCAGTTGATGTATAAGCGTATCCACTATTTATATCAGTTCTACCAACATCACTACCGGCATATTTTGGATTTTCAAAAACCTGAATTTGGAATGATTGTGGTGAAGTATAACCATTTTTTACTAACGTAATGGTTTTACCACTTGTATTTAATACTTCACTAAGTGATAAGTATAATGTATCATTTGTTGTTTTATAGGAGTTTTCCCCATCAATCATTATAGACGCTCCTAATGTATTCGCTGTAATTTTGAATTCATAAACAACATTTGATTCCGTTGTGCCAGCAGGGGCTTCTCTATCTATACGACCACCATTATTTAATGTAAGGCGAGTATTATCACGAGGCAGAGTTCCAGCTCCTCCACCAACCTCACTAAAAACCGGTGCTGCAGTATCTTCATTATTCGATGTACCCGAACCACGACCACCTGCATTGAATTGGTCATCAGATGCATTCATTCCTGTGTTTTCTCCTTCTGGTGTTATTGGCATTTAATTTGTTGTTTGTTATTATTCTATAAATATATTTTTTTTAACTTCCGAAATACCCATTATACCCCAAACCATCGCCATTTGTAACGCCTCCTAAATCACCACGAGTACTATATGATGGTGGTGGGTCATTAGCCGGAGGTGTGATATTGGCAGTTTCTCCACCAAATGAACCTCGTATAGGGTCACTACCAGTTGCTAGAATCGGGTCCGTTACACTAGGTATAGTTACTATTGTGTTTGTTACCGAACCTTCTTGCTCATTACATACATCTTTTTTAAGAATTGATGTGTAATTACCACTAACTGTCACAGTTCCTTCAATTGCACATATAGTACGTTGTTCTTTTGAATTTAGAGTTATCTCATCAATGCCATTTAATCCAATTTTTCTCCAAGTAAATCTTCTAGATTCACTACCATAGTTTGATATAGTGTAACTATATGCATATACTTTTGGTGCTACATATGGAGCATCGTTGTTTGGTGTAGAAGCAGCAGGAGATGCCGGTGTTTCTTTTTTAATATCAGCAGCTATTTGTAAATCTACATTTGTTGATTTTGGTTTGATAATTTCTCTTCGCTCTAATTGCGGAGAAGATGTATCAACTCTAGTATCGGATGTTAATCGTTGTAATACATATCCAACCTCATCAAAACTATCATTGTTTCCAGCATCAAATGTTGTTTTGGAATTAACATTTGGCATTGATGTTGAAAAACTAACAGCATTCATCAATAATCGTTTACATATTTCAACTACATCATTTTTTGATAATTGTAATGGTGGTTTTGTCTTACGAGGTTGTCCATAATTTATATCAAATATTTGTGAATGACGATTTGTAAATTCATAAAGACAAGATTCAACAAATCTAGTGTATATTTGATTTACAAATATTTCAAAATCCGATATTTTATATTCCGCTTTTAATTTATTAAAAAATCTTTCCGAATATTTTCCTCTAATAAATGTACTTATAGTTTGTGGTTTTATTTTATCAATAAAGTTTACAGCAAATGTAATTGTATCATCTCTAAACGTACCATCTCTATAAAATAAATCATATCGTTTTTGCAAATCATCTAAAACAACGCCATCCTTTTTTATTGGAAACAAACGTACTTCGGTTCTAGATGGTGATATTTCGGATATCCATAGTTTATTATTAGGAGTATCACCACCAACTCTTTTATTTACTAAAGTTACTTGTGTTTTGAATATACCATTTTGATAACCTTCATCTTTAAGAATTCGTTCAACATCCACAAAATACTCTTTTGGAAACTGATATCTTTGGAATACAGTACCTTCGGGTATTAAAATATAATCTCTTATGTTTTCAGTTGAAAGTGTTATATATCTAACCCTAGCACCATTTCTTAATGGTAACTGATTATCATTTGCGTCATATACCACAAACTCAATAGCATCATTATCTGATATACCAAAAAATGATTGCAAGTTTCCTTGCTCAAAAATTTCTCTATCTTTTGAGTTTATACGATATCCATTATTGGCTATTACCTCTTTGAATGTTTTTATTGCCATTTTTAATTATCCTTAAATAGAGTAAATGTTAAATTAGTTTTTGTTCCTGCCGAATTGATTACAAATGTTCTATTGTGGTCTACTGAACCTTGATTGAATTGATTTGGTTGTTTTCCTGCCAAATCAGCTTTGTTGTAATTTATTATATATATTTTTGTTTCTTTTGGGGGTATTGTTATACTAAGTGGTGGTAGTAATTCATTATTTCTATTTGTTGCACCCTCTAACAAATCAAAAGTGACAGTTGTTGCAGTATCCGTTGAATTATACAATTCAATTTCTGGTCCGTTTATCCAACCTGTAATATTATTTTTGTAATCTGCCTCAACTCTTAATTGTGCAAATGCTGGATTGGTTATTTTTAACACTCTATATGTAATATCACCCAATTGTTTTGCACCTTCTGCTTTTTTAGCTTCTAATCCTTTTAAGGTTTCGTTTAATTGTTTTACCTGGTCTTCCAATGATTGGTTTCTAGCAAACAATGATACTCTTTGAATGGATTCCGCTGTTGCCTTTTGGATTGCGTTTTGTAATTCAACAATTGATGATTCTACTTTAGAGTTTGCTTGGTATACTTGATTTTCGGCTGCTGCTAATAGCAAATCTTTAGCATCTAAATCAACTCTTAAACTTTGAGATGCAATTTCCAATTCACCAACCTTTGCTTCTAAATCTAAAATAATAGTATTTAATCTTTGATTTTCTTTTGTTAAATCTTCAATTGATTTAGTTGCTTCATTCCAAATACTTCTCAATACAGTATCAGGACCAATAGGTGGTCTAATTGGTATTAGTTCCACAATTGTGGTGTCTACTGATTTTCTTATTTCAGAAATATCATATTTTGGTTTTTGTAATTTACCAGAAATAATACCATCATCTACAACTGAACCACTAAATATATGGACACCAAATTGATTCTTTGTCTTTATAGCCAAAGAACCGCTAAGTTGTATCTCATTAATTTTTTGTTGGTTTCTTAAACCGGTATTTATTGCCATTGTTAATCTTTAATTATCCCAAAAATAATATTATCATCAAAGTATTGAATTGCACCACCCTGGTCAATCTTAAATTCTATTTTATATTTTCTATCAAATTCCCAATTGGAAAGATTTAATTTTATATAGTTACCAGTTGAATCACAACTTACTTTTGAATATTCTGAAAAAGGAATTACTACATCGTTTGAATGTAAATCCTTTATTTGATAATATGTAGTTTCAGGTAAATACTTAACTGAAGTATAGGCAAATGTATTAGAGAATGTTTTTAGTGGATATAGTTCTCTACCAACCACTCTTAATTTTGGAACACTATTTAGTTTGTACTCCGTTTTCAAATTGGATACACTAACTTTAATTTCTTCCGCAGTTAAAGCAGTTAATGAACCAGTTACAAATGATTGGTCATCCCAACCTACTCTAATCTTTGGTTGGTAAATTGTATGTGTTTCTTTACTAAATAACTTTATCTGTCCGTAATCTTCAGTATCAGTTTCCTTATCTCTACCGTGTCTTAAAATAAAACCATCGTTAGGAATTGAACCACTTAGCCAACTTTGTAAAATAGATTTAACATCCATTTCAATATCGGCAGTTTGATAATTAAATGCTTGTGATGTTTCATATTGAGTGTACCAAGTACCACCTACGCCATTGTTTACACTTGCAGTAGTATTTGGTGCAAAGTTATTTTCTAACCAATCAATTTTATTATCACCCTCTCTATAATTCCAAGTTACACCAGCCGTTGTTATTTCATCAAAACGATTACCTCTACCCATTTCCCAACTACCAGATAATGCGTTTGCATATATTGTGTAATCCAATGGTATTTCATCACTCTCTGTTTCTTTTAGAATAAGTTTAGCATCTGATAATTTAATATCACCACTAATCAATGATGCCGATAAATGCCCAACTTCAAATTTAATCAAAGCATGAGTAACATCCTTTACGTTTCCGTAATATACTTTGCTTATTTCTAATATCTCATCTAAACCAGTATTTTGATTTGGTTGTTGTAGATATAATGTTGCGTCTTTGGATGCTGTTAAAAAATATATCATTATTTTGCTCTTCCTTTAATATCCGAATCTGGGAACTTAATTTCAAAAACCGATGGGTCTAAAGATGGATAAACAACCTTTCCTTTAGTAGCTGCATCTATATTATATGCGTTAGATGAATACCTACCACCACATTTATTTGTTACCTTTAACATTGGAACGGATGATACACCCTCTACATTTGCCAATAGTAATTCTACTTCACTTAAATTTATTGTTTGATTAAAAGTCCAATTATCAATACTAAAATAATTTTTTAATTCGGTAATACACGTTGTTAATACTTCACTTTTATTATAATTATCAAATGTAATTATTTCAAAATCAATTCCAATATTAATTACGAATCCATCGTTTATATTAACACCATCAGTTAATATACGATACTCATTTAAGTATGTTTTAAGATTTTCTTTTACGGCAATATTAATGTTAGTCAATTTACCTTCATAATCATATCCCAACAAATATAAGTTTATTGCAAATGGATTGTTTTTTTCATTTCCATTTGATTCTTTACCTACTAAAAAATTAGTTATATCTTGTTGGATACTTTGACGTGTTGGTTCTTGCGCATCTGGCAAATTAACAAATCGCATTACTAAATCAGTAAACTCTTGTAAATGATTTGGTGATGCTAATATTGATGATGGTGAATTGTTATCTAAACTACCATCTGCAGTTGCATAAGCCTTTGCAATCGAACCATATTTTGCAGGCATTGATAAAACTCTAACTTGATAATCTTTTGCTGTTACTGCTCTATTTTGTGCACCAAAGTTTGCTAAAGCATTTTGTCTAATTTCTTCAACTGTTTCTGCACCACGCCCACCAGTAGCTGGAATTTCATTATCAACTGCTACTGAATTTTTAATTGAAAAATAGGTTGCTAATTCGGCTGAATTAAATAATGATATATCATCTTCATATTCAATTTGGTTGATTTGTATAAGAGTTCCCTTTGGAACATTTGAATCTACACCACCACCTATAAAATATTTAACAGTAATACTGGTATTTGATGGAGATGTTCCATATGATTTTGTTTTTAAGAAGTTTGTTGGGTCAAATGATTCTTCCAATCTACTAATTGAATTTGGTAATCCCAATCCAACATTTTTTAAGTTTGGAATTAATTGTTCATCATAAGCATTAGGGTCACCTGCTCCAAATTGAATAGTTGTTGAATTGTCTTGATTTATTTTTACCGTAAATCTTCTTGGTGTTTTTATAGTTTTTAATATATAAGGAACACTTGTTTTGAATTGTGTTAATTCAGAATCATTTACTTCCGTATTTGGATAATCAATAAATACCATCTCTTGTCCCAAATATGGAACTTCGTAATATTTGTTTCCATTACTATCCCTAACATCATATATTTGTACGATATTGTTTTCACTTAATGTTATTGATTCGAATGGATTATAATCTCCAAAATTAATTGTTATTTCATTTTGAATTGCAGATATTGCTTGAACTATTTTTTTTACCAAATAAAATGTAGGTTCTCCGGTTGTTGTACTTCTTTGATAGACGGTTATTTCTCTATTATAATCTTCATTAAAATCGACAATATCAGTTGTTCTAAATTCAACATCAGTAGTAGATATAATTTTCATACCCTCTTTTATTTTCAAATAATATTTTGAATCAGGCACATTATTTACACCACTACCAACTGATGGTACTAATTGATAAACCGATAATGTTGTTATTGCCGGAGATGATACTTTTGGTTTATATCCCAAATATTGAGCCAAAGCAATTAAACTTCTTTTATCTTCGGCATATGTTATTAGTGATTCTTTTAATGTATCATCAACATAATATGAAAGAACATCACCAACATAGGATGCCATTTCTATAAACATCATTCCTGGTGAAGCATCGTTAAAATCGTTGTATGATTTTGGAAAATACGTTTTGGCAAACTCAACTAAGTTATCCTTAAAGCTTGTAAAATCTTTATTAAGATACTTTATATCCTTTCCTTTATTCTTAAAATTTTTATTTATAGTATTAATTGCCATTTTTATTAACCATTTACATTAAAAGATACATTTTGTAGATTTTGATTACCAATTACTCTAAAAGTTAAACCTATATTAACTTGATTTGAATCTTTCAAAGTTGGTGTTGATTCAATTACTATATTTTCTATTGAAACATTTGGTATCCAGCGTTCTATTGCCGTTGTTATTGTTTCTTCTATTTTAGCAGATAAATCATCATCATTAAACTCAAATAAAACTTCTTGCAATCCACTACCAAGTTCGGGTTGCATTAAACGTTCACCCCTTTTTGTTAATAAAAGATTTTTTATATTTGTTTTTACTTGGTCAATTGTTTGAAAAGATTGGTTGAATGCAACTTCACCAATTTGTATTGGTAACATTATACCAATGGCATAATCATTGTATTCAATAGTATCTTTTACAAATTTTTGACCTAATATAATTGCCATTATTTCTTATTAAATCTTTTTACCAATTCTGAATAATCTCTATTCATTGCCTTTGCAACCGTTTGAACTCCTTCATTATTTGGATTAACCGGAGCGCCGGTTAAAGTTGTCATTGGTACATTAGCACCACCAACCATATCACCATATCCCATTTTTTCAGCCAAAGCAGTTCTACCTAAAATAGAACCCATATCACCTTGTCCAAAATTCATTGTTCTAAATTCACTATCGCCACCATTCATTGTAGCCATACGAGTTTCATTTAGAATATCGTTTAATACTGGATTTTTGGTGTATGATACATTTTCAACTTTTTGTTTTGGTTGGGAGGTTCTATCCTCACCCAATATAGCTTTAGCCATAGATATACCGGTACTTTCCTTTTTAGGTTGTGGTTTAGTATTTCCCTCAGCCAAAACCCTTTTAATTTCTCTAGTTACTCCTTCTTTAATCAAAGCAGGGAGTTGTTGTTTTAACTCCTCTTTGATAAGAATTTGAATAGCTTTTAATAATTTATCCGTATTCATTTGTTTATCT